TTTGATTTGGCTAGTGCCATTGTCAACGGAGTGGAACGAGGACCCGCCAATACACCGTATGAGTGTTTAGGTAGTAACACAGGATTTAGTGTATTAGAAGTTTTAGATACAATGGAAAAAGTATCTGGTAAAAAGTTAAATAGAATTGTAGCACCTCGTAGAGAGGGTGATGCAGTAGCAAGTGTAGTTGATAATTTAAGTAATCTTGTTACACTTACAAAAAATATCGAAGACATGTGCTTTGATCAATATAAACTGGAGATTGAAAGAAATGACTGATAGTGATTTAGAACTAAGACGTATTGTAGGACTTGCAAGACAAGCATATCTACAAGGAGATTATATGTATGCATTGAATATTCTAGCAGATGACGTAACACCTTTTTACAATGAAAACAAAGATAATCTTACAGAAGAAAAATTAACATCAGTTACTGATGCAATGGTAGCAGGTGTAGAAAATAACGATTATGAAACACTTTTGTCACTTGCAGCGGATTTGAGCGATTATTATGACGAACAAGGTTGGTAATGCCACAACAGACGAATCCGGCATGTATGTAATAACAGATAGTACAGGTGACATTACAATCACCTCAGACTATGTAACAATGTCTAATAATACAAGTTTAGATATCAACAACTATTATGGACACACAATTGATATAAGTACAATTACAAGTAGCACAATTGATACTAGTGGATTTGATGATTTAATTTCAATGGATGATCTAACTATTACACTCAATGAACCTGTAGAGTTTGAAGACCGCATGCCAAGTGTTGCTAAAGTTGAAGATATGTGCAATGATTATCCTGCATTAAGAAAAGCCTATGAACAATTTAAAAGTATATACGCAATGGTTCACCAAGACTGGAAAGGCAGACAAGACGCAGAAAATGAGACTCCATTTTAGGAAAAAACAATGATACACACAGTAGAAGAACTTATTCAAAGAATCAATGTTATGAAAGATACAGCAATCATGCTGCATCGTAAAGCAGAAATTGGCGATCAAATAGCATGTAGACAAATGCTAGATGATATTCAATCAATGGCATATATGATAGCAAGAATGGAAACAAAAGGCGAAGTTAAGACAGACAGGAAAAGAATGTATGGAGCGTAAACATTATACATGGGATGACGTACATAAGTGCGCTCACAAACTAGCATTAGAAATGTACAAAACTGGATTTCGACCAGACTATATTGTAGGCCTTAACAGAGGCGGACTACCGGTTAGTGTTGTGCTTAGTCATTTACTTGACTGCGATCATTATGCGCTAGATGTTAGACTGCGTGATAACAAAGGTGAGTCAGGTCCGGAATCAAACTGCTGGATGGCCGAGGACGCTTTTGGTTATGTATCTGAGATTGATAGAGATGACGTTTGGAGTAAAGCAACCAGTGATCCTGCAAATAAAAAGAAAATACTTATTGTAGATGACATCAACGATACAGGTGCTACTTTCAATTGGATTAAACAAGATTGGCAAAGCGGTTGCTTGCCTGACCATCCAAACTGGGATACTGTATGGAATCAAAACGTAAAGTTTGCTGTGATGTGCGAAAAGACACATACAAAATTTGATGGTGTAGATTATATATGGGACGAAATAGATACAAGCGAACAAGACACTTGGATTGTATTTCCATGGGAATATGATTAAAGATTGGTCTATAGATAAAATAAAAAACGAGATAAGTAAAATATCGTATGCAGAAAGCGATGCATTTGAAACTGGCTTTATTACATGGTCTTGTAAACAAGACTTATACGAAATAATGTGGCATGTTGAAGAAGCACTAGGTAAATGTGGCACTTATGCAGGTGAAGAAGAATTTTTAAAGGAACATGATAAAAAAGTCATGTGGAAAGCATTAAAGGAGTAATTATGTTTATTGTAAAAGTACAAGGTGCAGAAGATGACGAAATGGTAATATTAGACCACGAAACATCCGAGGGAAGAGAAATAACTGTTTTTGCAACCCGCGAAGCAGCACAAGAAATTGCGAATCAGTGGACAGGCGGTATTGTAGAGGCGTACACAGAATGAGTTGTGGTTGTGGAAGATCGCCAACTGGTCGATGTATTGGTTGGCATGCACTAACTGAGGAGCAGTACCTCGAGAAAAAAGCACAATATGAAGAAAGACAGAGACAGAAGGAATCAAAAGAATGAAACAACAATTAGTTAAAGCTGCTCGTATGCACGCCGAAGGCGAGTTAGAAAGAGCAAAAACAAACATTATGGTTTATATGAATCAATCAGTAGGCATTGGTGAGCACAGTGATATTGTTGAAGCTATCCAAGAAGAATTGGATAAAATGGCAGCAGCAGAAGATCGCATCGAAATGTTAAACAAACATTTTGCTTGACAAAAACCTAAATACATGGTATACTTTTATTATGAAGGTATACCATTTTTTATGACATCCTCGTCTATAACTCGGAGTAAACTTATATGACAAATATATCACATGAAATTGCCCGTCGTGTTCGCAACGACAACGGTCGCTATTGGGCAGGTGACAACATTTCGCAATGGCTAGAGCCCGGCGATAAAGATAAATTAATTGACGAACTAACTGTAAAGTTTGAAAGTATCTTAGACAGTCTTGTGATTGACAGAGATACAGATCCTAACAGCATGGATACAGGTAGACGTCTTGCTAAAATGTATATCAATGAACTAATGGCAGGTCGTTATGATCCTGCGCCTAATGCAACAGCATTTCCAAATGATCCTAAAGATGGATATGATGGTATGCTTGTTGTTCGTAGTGAACTTAAAAGTGTTTGCTCACATCACCATCAACCAGTAAGTGGTGTAGCATACATTGGTATTATTGCTGCTGATAAGTTGATCGGTTTAAGCAAATACACTCGTATTGCACAATGGTGTGCTAGACGTGGTACGCTGCAAGAAGAACTTGCAATGGATATTGTGCGTGAAATTAAAGCAGCAACAAACAGTAAAGATGTTGCATGTTATATTCAAGCAACACACGGTTGCTGTGAAAATAGAGGTATTATGGCGCATAGTTCACTAACACAGACTACTGTACTAGAAGGTTGTTTTAAAACAGATCCTGGTGTTAAAAAAGAGTTTTTTGACAATATTAAATTACAACAGGAGTTTGCACCAAGATGAGCGATTGGATTAAAATTATAGGTTATCTGATTGCTATTATTGTTATCTTTGGATCTATTGGCTGGTACACAGTACATACATGGAGTGACTGTTTAGAAGAAAACAGTGTATTAACTTGTGCAAGGATGTTATACAAATGAAATTAAGATATAGTGAAGCATTTTATTCAGTACAAGGCGAAGGTAAGTTTGTAGGAGTGCCCAGTGTATTCCTGCGCACCTTTGGTTGTAACTTTCGTTGTATGAACTTTGGTGTTGATAAAAGCGTAGGCGATCGTTGGAAACAACACGCAGAAGGCCAACGTTACAATGCAGAAGTAAAAGCATTGTTGGATGACGGTATTGTAGAAAAAACAGAAAAGTTTGAAGACTTGCCTATTGTACATACAGGTTGCGATACATACGCAAGTATCTATCCAGAGTTTAAAGACTTTAACAAATTGGCCACTATTGATGAAGTAGTAGAACACTTGTTGAGTCTTTTGCCAGAAGGCAAATGGACTATGGATAACGGACAAGATGTACATCTTATTCTAACAGGCGGCGAGCCATTACTTGCTTGGCAGCGTTTATATGTTGAGCTATTTGAACACCCAGGTATGCAGGATTTAAAAAATGTTACAATCGAAACCAACACTACACAGCATCTACACGATGACTTCTACAACTATCTCAATGGTCACGAAAGAATTCAACTTACTTTTAGTTGCTCACCGAAATTATCCGTTTCGGGCGAGTCTTGGGATGATGCTATTAAGCCTGATGTTGCTCGTGAGTATTCCCTTGTGGATGGCAGCGATATGTACTTTAAGTTTGTTGTTGCTGATCAAGACGATGTTGATGAAGTTGGTAGAGCAGTTGATACCTATCGTGAAGCAGGCGTGGACGTTCCTGTATATCTCATGCCGCTTGGGGGTAGGTCGGAAGAATACACTCTCAACGTACAGGAGGTGGCGAACCTCTGTATGGAACGAGGGTGGAGGTTCTCGCCAAGACTGCACATTAGCCTATTCGGAAATGCCTGGGGCACTTAAAGAAAACTTAGATAGTATTCCAAAAGGCATTAAAAGCGAAGAGGAATACGAAAAGATAAGGAAGCAATTATGAAAGATCCAAAAGTAGCCGAAATGATAAAAGAACTTAATACACTTATTAAAGATGTAAATAGGTTAAACGTAAAATTATATAAACAAGGAGTATCCTATCGGTTGCACGATGGATACAACGATGATACAGAATCTAAACTTATTGAGATACAGTATCTAAAACAAACGGTGGAATACTAATGAAAAAGTGGCTTAAAGACATAACAGGTATAACTGCTAAAGAAAAAGAAATTGAAGAAAAAGAACTAGCTGTTTTAGATAAAACAGATCCCAAAGCTGCTGCAACAAAACGTGGTGAGCCTTGGGTAAACGTTCTTGATATGCAAGTTAATGAAGAAAACATTAGAAACGGGTTTTTTGAGTTAGATTGGAACAAGTTTTTTATTCAAGAATTAATCCAAAACGGTTATGGTACAGAAGCTGATTTAGAAGAAGAAATAGTTGATCGTTGGTTCCGTGATATTATTTACAATATGTTACAGGAAGAAGGACTTGACACATCACGAAATGCCGGTTATATTAATGTAGTACCAATAGACAAAGGCAAAAGTGAAGTATCATGACTTATATTTTAATTGACACTGCTAACACATTCTTCCGTGCTCGACATGTTGTACGTGGCGACATTGATACTAAAGTTGGCATGGCAATGCATATTACCCTTAACAGTATTAAGAAAGCGTGGCAGGACTTTAATGGTTCGCACGTTGTTTTCTGCTTAGAAGGACGCAGTTGGCGTAAAGACTTTTACGAGCCGTATAAGCGCAACCGTAAAGAACATCGCGATGCAATGAGTCCACGTGAAGCAGAAGAAGATAAAGTGTTTTGGGAAATCTTTGATGAGTTTAAAGAGTTTGTTACAGACAAGACTAACTGCACTGTATTACACAATCCTGTACTAGAAGCAGATGATCTTATTGCTGGCTGGATACAAAATCATCCAGATGACGATCATGTAATTATTAGTACAGATGGCGACTTTGCACAATTGATTGCTCCTAACGTGCGGCAATATAATGGTGTTAGTAACACAACTATTACCCATGAAGGATACTTTGACGACAAAGGTCGTCATGTTGTGGATAAGAAAACTAAAGAACCTAAAGCGTCACCAGATCCTGCTTTTATGTTATTTGAAAAATGTATGCGTGGTGACACTAGCGATAATGTGTTTAGTGCTTATCCAGGTGTACGCAAGAAAGGCACTAAGAACAAAGTAGGTTTGTTAGAAGCATTTGCTGATAAAGAAACTAAAGGTTACAATTGGAATAACATGATGCTACAACGTTGGGTAGATCATGAAGGTATAGAGCATCGTGTACTTGATGATTACAATCGTAACGTAACACTTTGTGATTTGACTGCACAACCTGAAAATATTAGACAAGAAATAAATAACACAATTAATCAAGCAGAAAGTAAAAATGTAAGTCAAGTAGGCATGCGTCTAATGAAATTTTGTGCTCGTTGGGACTTACAACGTATTGCAGATCAAGCAGCTAGTTATGCTGAACCATTACAAGCGAGATATAATTCATGAGCGTAAAAGCAAAACCAGTATTAGAAAACAAATTTTGGATAGTAGAAGATAACGGACAAAGAGTAGGCACATTGAGTAAAAACGAAGATGGCTTTATTCTTGCAAAACAAGGCGATGTTAAAGTTTACTCAAACGAACGTCAGCTAAAAAAACATGTTGGTTTGCAATTTATTTTAAAACAAATTAACAACAAAAATTCAAACGAAATATATGAAGTACATGGTTATCCATCAAAAGGATTACCTTATAATAGTATGTTTGATATTAAAAGAAAATTGCCTTTATTCACTAAAAGTGAAAAAAGTAAAAGTGTTTATTGTGCAGGATTTTACTTAATCAAATTCAATGTTAATTGGCTTAAAAGTTTTTGTCCAAAACTGATTACAATAGAACGTAATGATTACATCGGGCCTTTTAAGACTGAATTAGAAATGAAAGAAAAACTAAAGCATGTCAATAGAACCAATTAATACTATTCCATTACAACAATTTATCCAAAAAGTAAAATCAGCAGATAGTAGCAATGCTAGAGAGGTTAAACTTGATATTACAACTGCAAAAAATCTTGCATTTACTTTAGGAATAGTTTTAGCAAGACTAAATGGCGATTTAGAAAAATTTGTTAAAGAAAACGCAGGCGGTTCTATTGAAGATATTGTAATAGAATTAGGTAGTAAAGGCTCGGATTGGTAATTAAAGGCGTATAAAAAGGATAAATATATGCGTAGTTAATCGGAGACGCATATGAGTAGACCTAAGCCAAATATACTAATGGAATATACCAATCCAGCTACTTACAAATGTGAACAAATTTTAGCAGCTGAAGCAATTTGGGCTGTTTTTTATAATAATGAGCCTTTTAATCTTAAAAGTTCAAATGGTTTAACAAACTACCCCGGTCCTAAGTATAAAAAAACAAGTTTCTCAAACCCTGGTCATGCACATAATCTAGCAAAAAAATTAAATCAAATGTTTAAAACTGATTTGTTCACTGTTGTAAAGTTAACTAACGGTGAAACTATTTCAAATGAATAAAATTGTATACACAAAATTATTTTTACGAGAATTAGGACAAAGCACAAGCGAACAAAATGTAAAAGCAATGATGCCTATATGGTGGTACAACACACGTAATAAAGATGTTGGTGGACTTAGACTTACCGACGACGGCATGGATGTTATTACTAAAATAGAACTACAAACATATGATATTCCATATCCACGTGATATGCCCATGACAACCCAAGTTATTATCTTTTTAGATCAATTTATTGACTGTCCTTACTATCTTACAAACAGAAGTATTACTGTTACAAACGAAAAAAAAGCAGTCGAACTTACTCTCTTTAGTGGCGATTTACGTAAGTATGGACTTACAAAAGCAATGAAGAGACAAGGTAATGAGAATTGATTTACATGGATGTCACATACACGAAGGATGGCGCAAATTTAAACGTTCTATAGAACGAGCATATTATGATAATTATAAAAAAGTTACAGTAATAACAGGACAAGGTGCAATGATGCGTGAATTTCCTACATGGGCACAAAATCATCCACTTATTAGAGAATACAGACAAGAAAGACACAATCCAGGAAGTTTTTTGGTAAAATTAAAGAAAAAAGGTTGACCTTTGATATCAATTACTATATAAATTATGTATAGGCACTGAAACAAAAAGGAATACACATGTCAGAAGCACGTACTCTTAATCCAAATAAAGCTAAAAATGCACTGCGAGTTGCAATGCAGAAACAACGTCCGATCTTTTTGTGGGGTCCTCCAGGTATTGGTAAGTCGGATATTGTTGCGCAGATTACAAATAGTCTGCCTAATAGTTTTCTAATTGACATTCGTTTGTCACTTTGGGAACCGACAGATATTAAAGGCATTCCGTATTTTGATAGCAATGCTAACAAAATGGTTTGGGGTGCTCCAGCAGAGCTGCCAGACGAGGCTATGGCAGCTGAATACGATCATATTGTTTTGTTCTTAGACGAGATGAACTCAGCTGCTCCTGCTGTACAAGCGGCAGCGTATCAGTTAATTCTCAATCGTCGTGTAGGACAGTACAAACTGCCCGACAACGTGATTATCGTTGCGGCAGGTAACCGCGAAGCAGACAAAGGTGTTACATATCGTATGCCTGCTCCGCTTGCTAACCGATTTATTCACATCGAAATGGGTGTTAATTTTGACGACTGGTTTAACTGGGCAGTTGACAATAAAATACACCAAGATGTTGTCGGTTATTTGCAATTTGCTAAACAAGACTTATACGATTTTGATCCTAAAAGTTCAAGCCGTAGTTTTGCTACTCCACGTAGCTGGAGTTTTGTAAGCGAATTGCTAGACGATCAACTCGACGAAGGCACTACAACAGATTTGGTTGCAGGTGCAGTTGGTGAAGGGTTGGCTGTCAAATTTATGGCGCACCGTAAAGTCGCTGCAAACATGCCGAATCCTACCGATATTCTCAACGGTAAGGTTAAAGAGCTACAAACAAAAGAAATCAGTGCCAAGTATTCCTTGACTGTATCTCTTTGTTATGAACTTAAAGAAGCATCAGACGCAAATGATAAAAAGTTTGATGACAAAGTAAACAACTTCTTGCGTTTTGCAATGGATAATTTTGAAACAGAATTAGTAGTAATGGGCATTAAACTTGCACTTACACAATATTCGTTGCCAATTGATCCAGACGAAGTTGAATGCTTTGATGAGTTTCATGAGCGGTATGGCAAATACATCAAGGCTGCACAAAGCGCATAACGGTGTATAATGGGCAACTTTCGAGTTGCCCATTTTTTTTGGTTGACAGATATGTAAATAGTGTTATATTAATATTAGCACTGATGAAAGGAATACAATGTTAGACTTTAGTTACGTAACCGCAATGAAAATGTCTGCAAAAGAAACACAAACAAAATTAAAATCATGGCAGCCAGATCCTGATATTTCTGAAAAAGATTTGCTTGCTATGCGTGAAGAAGTACATGAGCGCATTATTACTGCTCGTGTAGGTTTGTTGTTGCGGCATCCGTTTTTTGGTAACATGGCAACACGTCTAAAAATTGTACCTGCAGACGAGTGGTTAATGACTGCCGCAGTAGACGGTCGTAACTTATATTACAATACACAATTTTTTAATGCTATGGACAATAAAGAGATTGAATTTGTCCTTGCACACGAAATTTATCACATGGTATATGATCATTTAGGTCGTAGAAATGATCGTAATCCAATGCTTTATAATATTTCAGCTGATTATATTGTAAATAATGAACTTGTAGACGGACGGATCGGTACTAAACCTAAAATTGTGGATTGTT